TTTCCCTAACAGATAGGATATCTTCTGCTGTACTAATATTTAGCTTATTTCTGATTAGCCAAATATCTAACAGTTCTGTCAATCCGTAAAAGTGATGAAAATCCAGATTTTCTTCACTTTTACAAATAAAGCATTCCGATCCTTTTGAATACTTCGCCTTTGCTTTATCTCTAACGTACTTGACTAAGTCTCTCTTTAGGTCCATAATGTATTTTCACTCTAAAAATTATATCAAATTGAGCAGCGTTTGTCAAGATTCATTTTTTGCGAGGTATATACTAAAATGTACCCGCGGACGTCTCGAAGCTGTACAGTGCGTATCTTAGTGCATCTGACATATGTGAAAATTTATCATGTTTAGGTTTCTCTCGTAAAAGATTAGGATTTGGATCCCACTGATACTGATCTAGACATGCTAAGGTGTGTTCACATACTTGATTTACTAATAATCTATCATTATCTACTATAGTCGCTACATGAGCTATTCCATCTAATACTGACTTCTTAGCGTTTATAGTACTGATATCGTAATTTTGTGCTAAATCGAATCTAGTTTGTTGAGCTGCGGAGTCGATATAGATCCAATCAATATCCCACTTCTCAATTAACTTTCTTATTTCTTTAGCGTGATGCTCAGTGGTTTTCTCAGCATCAATATATTCATCTAAAATATAATAGTCTTCTTTATCCCAGTCATACCCTATTACACAAAATGCAGTAGGATCTTTATACCCTACGTCTAAACCTGCAAACACATCCATTCCTTCTGGTTTGAATTGATCCACGTTAGTTACACACTTCTCGTAATTAAAGTTCCAGATCTGCCCTTCATAAGTATTAAAGTCAGCTAAATACTCTTGAGCAAACTCTGCTGCTGACATGGATATCTGAGCTTCATGAATATCTTCTTCACTATGCCTAGGATTCTCATGATAGGTAGCTCTAATGGAAGCCCAATCACTATTTTCTTCGTTAAAACCTCTATAGTAGAAATCTGCAAACCAGTTGTTTCTGCCACGAGGAGTAGAAATGAATAAAGCTTTACTATTTTCTTTATCTAGTGTGGGTCTTAGTGCTACATTGAAAGCTTCTCGCCCATCTACAAGTGCAGCCTCATCAAATATAATCAAGTCATAAGATCTACCAACACAGGAGTCTACCATATTGATTGACCCCATCCTTATAGTAGAGTTATTGGATAGTTCTATAACTCTATCTTTTGCGTTATCTCGCACTACTTCTAAATCAAAATGCTTAATAAGATTTCTTTGTAAGTCAAATGAGATCTGAGACAGTGCGTAGTTAGGAGACATCAACAGTACGTTACTACCAGGGATAAGAGCAGTTAACTGCCCAACTATATTTGCAATATACGTTTTACCTTGACGTCTAGAAACTGCTCCGCAAACGAAACGATACTTAGGATTATTTACGGCATTAATAATAGCAATTTGAGAAGGAATAGGGTCAATATTAAGTAACTCCATATACCCTTGCACAGGCAATTTAAGGAACCGCTCTTCAGAAGAGTAGCTCATTAATTTATCGCCAACTATATCTTTTCTGCTTATCTCTAACATTAGTGCCAAACTACATTTTCAGGTATTATTTCATTTACGTTTGTTTCATTGTACAAATAAAGGTAAGCACTAGCTATATTTAACTGTGCTACTTCTTCTATCGACATATCTTCAGGGTTGTCTCCGTAAGTAGCATGAATCAACCCCACAGTGTGCTTACAAGCCATAGCGATAGCTTTTAACCATTCTGGATCTGCAATAAAGCCTTCCGGCATTCCTATATTCATTTTACTAGATTAACGTAATTGTCCATACCGTGGTCGTAAAAGGAATCGAACATTTGTCCCTTCTTCCACGCTGCTTTACGTCCTCTGTAGGAATCTTTAGTACTCTGCCACCAAGTAAGATTTCGTACATTTCCATAAGTATTGATATATTGCAACTCGCCTCCATCGGCAAAAAGACTATACATCTTTGGAGGTACTCTAGGTACTACGTCATTGTTATTAACAAAACGTTTCCACGTACACTTAATTGAATCATTAAATTCTTTATTACCAACCCTAGGTTGACCAAAAGTAATTAAACTTTCTAACCTACCATGTACGGGAGTATGCTTCTGAATAAAGCCAGCCATAACTACTGCCATAGCCCCACCAAGACTGTGCCCTGTAACATAAATCTTTCTAGAATCTTTACTGTCGAGCTTTAACTCTTTGTAAAGCGCATCTACAACCTTACCCCATAAGGATAAAGCTTCAAAGAAAAAGCCTGAGTGAATCTTTTCTGCAGAAGTATAATTCACACGCCAAAACTTCAAGTCAGCAGTAATGTCACTAAACTGGTTAGGCTCTGTACCTCTTAAAGCAATTATTATTTTATCACTAAAAGTAAAAACATACCCTTCTGCATTATCTGAGTCGAGGTAGTAATTTCTTATAAGTCCAGGTATCTCTGGTAAATCATATTGATCGCTATAAGCGGCTTTTGCGCATACAGCACAATCACTTTCTATAGTCACTTCATAGTCTCCGATTTCGCCATTTTATTCTGATAGGTAGAAGCCTTCGTACCTGTAGTAATTCGATCTGAATACCCCGTTGCTTTCTCTGCTGCTTCTTTAGTAGGGTGAGTAGAAACAACCTCTCCCTCATCATTCATTACCATCCAGTAAATTCCTCCTGGACCTTTAGATACTACCATTGTTATTCTCCTTTAATTCCCTAAACGATCTACTTTATCTTCTAACCTCATTAAGATTTGATTATTAGTATTGACTTTAGTTTCTACAACTGATAAGCGTTGGAAAAAGTCCACTCGGTCTTCGCTACGCGCTTTATCAGAGGTTTCTAAAGATTCTACAGACGCTGAAACGCCGGAAGCCCACCAAACCACTGCAGCTATTTGTACTATTACAGCTATTAGTGTTCCGACGGAGAGTCTATGTAAGCTACTATCTTTGATGGACATTGTTACTCCTTTCCTGGTGTATTAAACCAAATATTTTAAACATTATACCAAAAACCCCTAGTTCTTGTCAAGAGTTATTTTTCCAACCTTGGAGAGTATATCCGAATGAGTTCTTCTTTTCCTTTTACTTTTATATCTCCAATATTTTCAACTTTATATTCGGAAGATAGTTGCTCTGCTGTATAACTGGAGACAATGGTTTTATTTTCAATGTATTCACCACGAGCAGCTGTGGCTTCTAGCCTAGCAGCAAGGTTGACTGCATCTCCAATAACCGAATAGTCAAATCTGGATTTGCTACCCATGTTCCCCACAATACAATCCCCGGTGTTAACGCCAGTACCAACATTAATGTCAGGAAGACCTCGAGTTTTATAGAGCTCTTTAAGTTCATTTGTTTTCTCTTCTATTTCTATAGCGGATTTAACTGCCATATCTGCGTGGTTTTCACAATCTAAAGGCGCATTCCAGAACGCCATTATACAATCTCCCATATATTTATCAATTGTGCCACCGTTATCTAAAATGATCTGACTCATAGCGTCTAGAAATTCATTTACTAGCTCAACTAAACCTTCAGGATCGTCCTTGTTCTTATAATATTCGGAAATTGGAGTGAAACCGCATATGTCCATAAACAGGAACGTCATTGTGCGTCTCTCTCCACCCAGTTTTAATAACTCTGGGTTCTTCTGTAGTATAGCTACTTGTCTAGGATCTAAGTATGTTCCAAATTGTTTCTTTATTAGCTGTCTTAACCTATACTGAGTTAAGAAATTTATGAAAGAACATGCTGACCATAACAGTATTGCTGCTAAAATGGCAAATGAAGGATCTAAAAGCACTTGACTAGTAGCGAAAGTAGTGCTTGTGTACCATACTGCTCCACCAACTGCAGCAACTAGTGCAGGCAGAGACAGGTAAATATTAAAAGAAAGTATTAATAGTACTCCTAGGGCTATTGCGAGTCCTAGTATCTCTGCTCCTTCTGCCCAGTCAGGTCTAGAAATAGCATTTCCATTTATAAGCGTTGACAATATGGACGCTTGTACCTGATGTGGGAACTTTAATCCGTCAGGAGTAGAGATTAATGTAGCTGTACCCTCTGCCGTTACCCCTACGAGCGTGGCAACGCTTGCAGTGGGTTTAGCCAGGAAGTCAATTGCTGATACTTCTTTGAATGTTGTATTCCAGTTTATCCAAATTCTAGCGTTTCCATCAGTTGTAATGATTGGAAAGTCTTTTATCCTTAAAGCAGAGACCCCTACATCTCCTGTTTTTATTGTGTAAGAGGGCGCACCTGCTAAATTACGTAAAACTTCCATAGGAAACGAAGGATAGAGGGTATCTTGTATATTAAAAACTAAAGGAGCCCTTCTAGTTAGTCCATCTAGTTCACGAGCTGTTGAAGTTATGCCATTTCCAGCGGCTGCTTCCTCTAATTCTTTTACGTTATGTATTAGCCCCTTAAACCTGGGTAAATAGGGACGGGGATCGGCACCGACGGTAGCGGTTCCGACATGTGGACCTCCTGAAGCCCCGACATGAATAGAAGTAGCAGCAGCAATAACAGTCCTGTTCCTAGTAATACACCTTGCCAAATCTTTGTCCATTTCATATCTATCTTTCTCCGGAAATAATATTGATAGCCCCGTTACTGGAGCCCCTAAAAAGCCACAAAAGACATTTCTTGGCCAAGGCCACTGTCCAACCTCTTGTAAGCTTCTATCGTCTATGTTAATCAGAACTATGCTCTGATCTTCTTGTTTAGGAATTGTAGAAATAAAGTAATCAAACGTCTTTAGACGTAAGACTTCAATAGGGTAAGGATCCCAGACCCTCAAACCTAGTAATGCTACTGCGATTAATATTCCTGCTATCCATCTCATTTGTAAAACCTATGACTTCCTATACGGATAGTGGGTTCCATTTTATTTGCCCACAAAGGATTAACGTAAACTGCATGATAATTTAAGGCTCCTTCCGTAAAATCTACTTTAAGTGCCATAGTTAAAGCCGCTACTCTGACGCTTTCTGTCCAAGAGTCAAAATCATACGGATAATCTGATTTGCCATCACAATACCATGAAAATTGGCATAAGTTTCTAACTACTCGTAGGCGGTTTCTTACTGCCTGATATACTACCTTACAAACTGTGCTAGGATACTTGGCCGACTTGACTCTGTTAAGTACTACTTGTGAAATTGCTATCTTCTCTATAATAGGCTGAGAACGTGCCTCATGGTATATATTTTGTGCCAGACATAGTACAGCGTTATCATACTCGGCCTGTGCCGGAAAAGCTAGTACTCCTAGTAAACCTAGTAAGTACTTAGTTTTGTGTAACACTTATGCTGCACCCGCCTGACGTTTGACAATTTTGTATAAGCGAGTAAGACTGATTAGTATTCGAGTGCTGTGAAATATCTAAATCAGTTCCATAACTGCCACCTAATACTATAGTAGCGGTATGTTCCCCATGTCCGTCTTGTAAGTAGTCTACAACATTATCATCATTATTAATAGTTAGTAGAAAAGTTTTTGAGTCATCAGCCTTCTGTTTGCCAAAAACAGAATTATCATCTCCGTAAACGTATATTTGCGCTGTATGACCATCACAACTATTTGCAGAGCAATTTCTCTGTTGTCCGACTACAACATTTCTATTTCCATGTACATCAATAGTTACTTTATGTCCTCCACCCTCATAACTATCTTTCGCCCAGGAGGTATCAGTTCTACTCGAAATTTCGTATCCTTGAGCCCACCAAACCTTATTAGCATCTCCATAGGAAATATGAAATTGAATGTCATTTTTAGCACAAGTAGTTTGAGTACAGTTTTGCCATAGCTTTATATTATGGTCATCAAAATCAATATCGCCACCCCAGCCTGCTCCTGAGCCCCAACTGGGAGAATCATTTACATAACCTATTTCGTTATAATTACCTTCTTGTTTAAGGTTTATAACAGTATCGTCGATATCCCCTATAGAGAAGAACACTTTATTGTTGTACCCTATCTGTTCAATAGTAAGACTTAGGTTATCGCCTCCTGTAACTTGGCTTATTATAACACTATTTGTATTATCCGCAAAAACAGAAGATGCTGCAAAAAATGCTAGTACGGCTATAATACTTTTCATTAGCCCTCCTGTCTGATTATAATATTAATGGATTGTCCATCACCCACTATTATAAGATTCTCTTTTCCATCCGTAATAGTTTCTATTGTAGCAGAACCCGATATAGGAACTTTTAGAGAAATTCTACCATTAACTTCTCTAAAAAACCAAATCATGCCTAATGCTTCTTCAACAATAGTAGTATACTGTGTATTCTTATCGAAACCTGGGAGAGTTCCTTCTATTCTAATACTGCCGAAATCTCCCAAGGCATCTCCATCTTTCTTTACTGCTAGTTTATCTAAAACATCTAATAAATCTTCTAGGAAGTTTACATCTAGAAGATCCATGTCTAACTCTGTAAATTCTAAATCCTCTTCTGTTTCGGAGAGAGCATCTTGATCTAGCTCATTGAACTCCAAAGCGTCAAAATCTAAAACATTGAC